TAACGTAGGTTGGTCAGCATTAACACGTTCATCAGATAACTCCATTCTTGATATCGTATCAAACGAATGGAATCCGGTTCAGAATTCAGAAGCGTTTAATTTCTTTGATGAGTATTGTCGTGCTGGCGATATGGAAATGCATACCGCGGGGAGTTTAAAAAATGGACAGATTGTATGGGCTTTGGCTAAAGTTAAAGATTCATTTGAATTATTCAAGGGCGACCAAGTCGATTCTTATTTACTTTTTACAAATCCTCACCGTTTTGGTCAGTCTATCGACGTTAGGTTTACTCCTATTCGCGTTGTATGTAACAATACTTTAACGTTATCTCTAAGTCAAAAATCAGACAATATGGTTAAGGTTAATCATAAGAAAGTTTTTGATGCTGCAGAAGTTAAAAAGCTTTTAGGTATTGCTACAGATAAATTAGCCAAGTACAAAGAGATGGCTGCTTTCCTAGGAAGCAAACGTTACACCAAGGAAACATCAGAGGAATACTTCAAGATGATTTTCCCATCACTAGGTAAGAGTCAAGATCTATCTCGTGCAGCTCAAAAAGCGCAAGAGGTGTTAGAGCGTCAACCTGGTGCCAAGTTTGCTGAAGGAACTTGGTGGCAGCCGTTCAATGCAGTAACGTACTTAACTGATCATATGCTAGGTCGTTCAGCTGATACACGCTTACAATCAGCTTGGTACGGTCCTAACAAGACTTTGAAGTTGAAGGCTTTAGAAAAAGCAATTGAATTTGCTGAAGCAGCTTAATTAATTTATTAAAGGAGTAATTATGAAGAAGACTATTGCATCACTATTTACTATTCTATCTTTAAACGCATTTGCAGGTGAACAGGTAGGTGTAGTTGTACAGATTAAACCACACTTAGTGCCTGCTCTTGACACCACGTTTTGTCATGGTGCTGCAGGTACAAGAGATTGTTTATTTGTAGATAATACAACAAAAGAAGATACAAAGCACAAAGTAGTAGTGGTTAAGACTGCTACCGGTGAGCTAAAAGAATTTGGTGTTGCTAATCAGTATGCTGATACATTAAAGGTTGGCGAGAAAATTAAAGTAACATTCTAATGAAGGTTAAGATAGGAAAATATGTTAACTGGATTGGACCGTATCAGATCGTCGATGCGGTCTTTTTCTGGCAAGAGAGATACCCACCAGCTGAATTAGAATCTCGTTGGGATTATAAGTTACATGATCGATTAAGTGAGTGGTTAGCTAAGACATGGGTAGCAGACTTTTGTGAGTGGATTCACAAACATAAAAAGCGTAAAATAGTAGTTAAGTTAGACCCGTGGGATACATGGTCAGTAGATCACACTTTAGCTCTTATTATTGCTCCATTAGTTAAACAATTGAGAGATACAAAAAGCGGCTATGGTTGGATTGCTGATGAAGATGTTCCTGAAGAGCTGAGAAGTGATAAAGTACCAGCTAAGGAATATGGTAACTGGGACGATAACGCTGAGAAGCGTTTTGAATATGTGTTAAATGAAATCATTTGGACATTCGAATGTCTTGCAAGTGATAATGACGGTGAAGATCAATTCTATGATCATAGCGAGTCAAATAATCCAAACGATGATCTTGGCACACAAATATCAAAGTTAAAAGTTGATAGAGATGGTTTAAAAGCGCACTGGGAACGAATTAATAACGGAACCAGATTATTTGGCAAGTATTATAGAAATTTATGGGATTAAAAATGAGCAAAAAAGGCGGACCTTATCCATTAGTATATACAATCGTTAAAGTAGATCACTTTGATGGTACTACTACGTTTGAACTTAAAAGAAACACAGATGTACTTAAAATATATCCAGTAGAAGCATTACAGCATGCTATTGACGCTCTTGCAAGAATTGAAGAATATCAAGGTATTAGAAAAGAATCTGAACTCTATAAGTACGATGCATCAGTGAAAGATTCTAATTCAGATGTAGAAGAGTCATAAATATTCTTATTTGCCTTGAATTATATTAGTAATGATTATATAATTTTAATTGCTCTCGCGGTTCTAAACCACCTTCTTTTTCGCGAGAGCACACGAAACTATACCTTTGTATAGTATAAGAAAGGAGTAATGATGAAGACATTTTCTTTATCGTTAATTAAGCAGTATGCAGTTAAAGTAATATTCGGATTAGTAGTTCTACTATCCATTTTCAGTCTAGTAGATTCAATTTTACAACATAATGCTAGACAATACAATTTAATCCGCTACTCGTTAGATGGTGTTTCTCTTAAGGAACGCGAAAGACAAATAGAATGTCTTGCTCAAAACATCTACTATGAAGCTGGCTCAGAGCCATTCGAAGGTAAAGCAGCAGTAGCACAGGTTACCCTTAATAGAGTTGCAAGTGGTAAGTTTGCTAACGATATTTGTAAAGTAGTATATCAAAAAAACGTAGTTATTGACAAAGTGGTATGTCAGTTTTCTTGGTACTGTGAGCAACCGGCTCGTAAGCATTATGTTAACCAAGCACGGTTTGACGAATCAGAAGCTGTTGCTAAAAAGGTTCTTCTAGAAGGTTTTAGATTAGATGGGCTTAAAGATGCATTATATTACCATGCTGATTATGTCTCACCAGGCTGGAGACATGAGAAGGTAGGTAAGATCGGTAGACACATTTTCTATAGGGAAAGAAATGCAAATATCTAACGTTGTGAATAAATTTGATAATGTAAGCAAGTGGTTTGAAGATACATTTAAGGATGTTAGCACCACTGCCGTTAGCTGGGTTTCAATTGTTTTAATTCATTGTGCATTCGTACCAACTATATTATCAGTTAGTGCTGGTATATCGGATAGAATGCCGACAATTGATATTGTATTATTTGTATGGGTTGGCTTGCTTTTAAATTACATTCAGTCTATAATACAGAGAAATATCCTTAATGTCGTAACTCACGGTGTTGGATTCTTTGTACAGGCCGTGCTTTTAGCATTGGTATTATTTAAATGACCGATAATGTAGAACTGAGCAACATCCGTACTCCTACCGATTTTATGGTAGAGATCGATAAAATAGTTGAACTGAAAAAAGTTAACTATCTAGACGCTGTTATTATTTTTTGTGAAGAGAACAGCGTCGAAATTGAGACAGCAGCATCGTTAATTAAAGGTAGCGCTAAGATGAAGGCTAAGCTACAAAATGATGCAGAAGATTTAAACTACTTACCTAAGACAAGAAAATTACCTATATGAAAGTTAGTATTGTTACTGATCATCCGGTTGCTTATGAGAGCAATGATCATATCACTCCTAAAGGTACGTCGCATGACAACACTAAGAATGGATTATTTACTGATGCTATAATTCAAAAGGTTGGTAAGAATATTAATTATGCTGATTGGGGTTGTGCTGGCGGTGGATTTGTTAAGGATTTTTACGATGCTGGTATCGACCTTGCTGTAGGTGTTGAAGGAAGTGATTATAGTAAGAATTTAAAGCGAGCTGAATGGAGTACTATACCTGATAATTTATTTACCGCTGATATTACTAAACCATTTCATTTCATCGATGAGAGTAATAACATTGTTAAGTTTGATGTTATTTCTTGTTATGATGTGCTTGAGCATATATTAGAGCAAGATTTACCAGCACTTATCGATAACCTTAAACAACAACTTAAACCAGGTGGCTACTTTGTAACAGCAATTGCTGATTTTCCAGATGAAGGTTACCATGTAACACTCAAGCCATTAATTTGGTGGTGTGATTTATTTTACAGTCACGGATTTAGAGATTGGGGTCTACTAGAGCCAGAACAGTACGGTAGAAACTCATCATTTAACGTTGTATTTAAATATCAAGATTAATGGAAGCATTAGAAGCTTATAAAGTATATGTCGCGCTCAAAAATCATTTCACATCTAAGACATATGATTACTTTAAGTACAATGGCCGAACAAAAGTTGGTGCAAGGTCATTCGAAAAAAGGACTGACAAATACTTCTTTCACAAACTCGCTAAACGTAAAGATGTCGTCGATTACCTCGTCGCCAACTTCGTCTATGACGATAACGTTAACGCCTGGATCGGGAACTTACTCAATAACGAGCATGCCGACAAATGTTACAGTCAGCTCGTTAAAACAAGAGAATCTCTATCCTATGTTTTTACCAATGATATCGACCGTCTCGAATCCGAATTCGATCAAAATTTTCAAGTTGTAGACGGTCAGCATCCTCACCTATTAAAGTTATATCTAAGACATGAGATAACCATCGAGACGCTGATTATCTTAGACGATCTAGTAGGTTATATGCGCAAGTGGAATAAACGTATAGATGAGGGTATCATCTGGCCTCAAGTATATCAGAAGTGTAAGAAGTTTCGACCATTTTTCCAGTATGATCGAGACAAAATGAAACAAATAGTACTGGATAAATTTAGTTAAATCAGTTATTATAAATAATATCATACATTATGAT